AATTAGTATTTATAATTAAATACATTATAAATATCATAAAATAAATAGAATATTAATCTAATATATTATAAGTTTATAATGTTAATAAATTAACTTGTTTAATGAAATGTTCGTTAATAAATTAACTTGTTTAATGAAATGTTCGTTAATAAATTAACTTGTTTAATGAAATGTAAATGAAATGTAAATGAAATGTTCTATTTTTTATAATTAAGGTAAAAAGGATTTGAATTTAGAATTTTCATATCTTCTTTTCTTTCCTCCTCCTGTTTCACGATTAAATAGATAAGCAAATAAAGGATTTGTTGATGATAATAATTCTTTTTCTTTTTCATCAAATAATTTAATAAATATATTAAATGTTTTCAAAAAATATTTAATATATTCTTTTTCATATAATTCATATAAGAATAAATTTTCAGAATTAAATAATTTCTTATTGATATTTGTTAAACAGAAAAATATAATTCCATCTAATATATATATTTCTGTTTTTTTAGAAATTAAATTGCGTATTTCCATAAATGTTTCCTTTAAATATGTTATTTTATCTATTACTTGAATATCTTCTAATAAATTAAATTTAAAATCAATTTTAAAATCATAAGTATATTTGAATTTAATTCTAAATAATTTATTACTAATAATATCACAAAAATCTTTATATAAATCAAGATTATTACAAATTAAATAAGTGTTTAATGAATAAGAAATTATGTCAAATATAAATAGATTTTTAGATTTATAATATTTTCTTTTTAATTTAATTATATCATCATATCCAAAATTTTCAGGAAAAATATAACCTAATTTTTTAATTTGAAATTGTGTAATTTTATTTATAGCATCTATTAATTTTTTATTATCAATATTAAATGTTGTTCTTCCATAATCAATTATAACTAATTCATCTCTAACAACTGAATAAATAATATTACTTAAATGTAAATCTCCGTGATAATGTCCATATTTACTTCCTAATAAAATTAAAAATTCGTATAATCTCTCAAATTTAGTATCCAAAATTTCATTAATTAATGTAATATCAGGATTTATTTTAAAAAATAAACTATGATAATAAAAATATAATGTTTTACCTTCTATAAAATGAGATATATAAATATGACATAATTTAAATTCTTTCCAAAATTTATATTTTTTTTTCAAATTTTTCAAATTATATGGCGAATTAGGAGATGTAAAATCAGTCAGTTCTTTATAATTCCATATTTCTTTATAATAACTAACATATGATATTCCTAAATCAATTGTATATTTTCTAATTACATCCATTAAATAAGGATTTAATTTTCCAATAAGTATAAAAATAGATGCTGATATTATTTCAATAAGAATTAAATCTTTTAAATTTGTATTATCATTTATATTTTGAATTTTAATTATGATTTTCTCATTTCTTCTTTGAGATATATAAGATGCTTTAATAATTTTGTCACTATTACTTCCTATTTTTAATTCTTTTATTATTTCAAAATCATTAAATTTATATAAAAATGAAATAAATGATAATACAAACATTTTATTAGTATTTAATCTCAAATCAGTTAAAACCTTTGTAATTTCATCTATAAATTCATCTAATAAATATCTTTCTGTTTGATTATTATATCTTGATAATTCAAAATAATCATATCTTTCAATAATCTCATTTATTCTTTTTATATATACATCTTCTCTTTTTGTAAAGAATGATTTAATACTCGTTAAAAAAGACATTTATTATTTATAAATAATCTTTTTAATTTCTTCATTTTCTTTTTTAAGTTCCTTAATAGCTTCTATTAAATATGGAATAATTCTTTCATATCGTAATGATAAATATTTTTCACCTGATTTTGATTTAATCTCTTCATCTTCTTTATAACTATCAAATGGAGCGATTGAAACTATTTCAGGAATTACATTTAAAACCTCTTGTGCGTTTAAACCAATCTCTATTTTATCCTCAAATCCAAGACTTTTCCCTAATTCACTTGTCTTATATTTAAATCCATTCAATTTGCCAATTTTTTCAAGAGGATTATTTAAAGGTTCTATGACATCTTTTAAACGAATGTCTGAAAATGAGGAAATGATTGTTCCTGATGCGAGAATATTCCCTATAACTTGTAATTTCTCCGCTGGATTATTTGTTCCAATCCCTACATTCGATTTTATATCATATCTTACAACCGAATTCATTATATTCGAAAAATTATTTTCATTAAATAAGAGATTACAACAATTTAAAACTCCATTCACATCTAATTCATATTTAGGATTTAAATTATGAATTCCTACTCGATTATTAATGACTATAAATGGAATTTTATCATCATTATCATTCGTATAACTTATTTCCATATTACTCAATTGTGTTTGAATATTGAAAGTATTCACATCGTAAGTATGAACTACCTCTGTTCTTTCCCCAATACTTATGACATCAACAACTTCTCTTAATGCCTGTAAATTAATATCATTTATATTACTTGCTTTTAAAAATCCATTAACCGCAATATCACTATTATAGAAATTATTTTTAATAAATCTATTTCTATTCCCAACATCATTTATATTATCAGTCGTATATTCATTACTCGTAATTCGACTAAAATCGCTTACAACCAATCCTTCGGTTCCATATATATTTAAATTTCCTGTTTTATAAAAATCAGTATTCGTATTAAAACTGATGGTATTTAAAACATCTTGATTATTTAAATATCTATTTGACCCTTGTTTAATTAAATCACTATCTAATATGATATTTGAATTACTATTAAAATAAATGAAATTAGGAGATATTTCAATATCATTTGTAGTAATCTTCTTCTCATTTATAAATCTCAATATCCTCTCATCACCAGCATATAAATTAGAACCTTCTCGAATTAAATCTGTTGATATTGTATTTAAGGTATTGAAGGCGGTATTAGAAGCGATAGTATTATTATAAAAGAGATTACTTGAACCTTGTTTAATTAGATTGGTATTATAGAAATTAATGAAATTATTAAAATTCTTGGATAATCTTTCATTTGTATAAAAGAAATTGAATGAACCTTCTTTGATTAAATTAACAACATTTTCTAAACTTCTATTCACCCCTTCTTCATTAAAGAAGATATTCTTATCACCTTCTTTAATATCATCCGTAGTTAATGAATTGAAGATTAATCGTGGATTTGAATTAAAATCATTTGAATTATAAAATCTTTTTTGATTATATCTAATATCATCCGTAGTTAAATATGAAAAATTTCTATTAAAATTCGATGAATATCTATTTTCATTATAATATGAATTAATATCTTTTATGACATTTGTAGATATTGAATTAATCAATTCGAAGAAATAGGATGTAATCGTCGAAGATTTAAAAAAGAGATTGCGAATTCCTTCTTGTATTTCATCCGTATTCTTATCATCAAAATTAATAAATGTTAAAAAACCACCTCTGCCATAGATATTTGATGATGTTAAATTATTACATATTGTATCTCCTTGGGTGATGATTGTTAAAATCAGGACATCAGTAACTTCAATCCATTCTAAATAACCTTCTTTATCAGTCGTTAAAAAGATATTATCATATTTATCAGGTAAAGGTGGAAGATAATAAATGAGATTATTGAGGTTTTTTGTTTTAAGATAAATATTTCCACCATTTTTATTATCAATCTTTATAAGATTGGTTGATAAACCTCGTTTGAGGATTAAATCTTGGAATATAGAGGTTTGTTTTGAACCGATGATAATAGGAATATCTTTAAAAAATCCTATTCCAAGATAAATGAGATTAGAATTATCATCTCTACATATGAAATTATCGATATTTAAGGAATATTCATCATTTTTGAGATTATTTCCAATAAGAATTGCGTTTGGATTTAAGGAAATATTTGAGGAACCGATGGAGATATTCACATTTGAATTATGATTACCGATGTTAATATTTGAATTTAAGGAATTTTCAATACCTAGATTAATAACATTCCCCAATAAATAATTCTTAAAAGATATTTGATTATTTAAAGAGAATTGATTATTTAAACAAATATCATCATTACTATTGATGATATTAAAACCGATATTTAAACTTTGTTCTTTGTGAATTTCATTATAACCAATATTAATTGTTGAATTTAATTCATATAATCCTGATTTTTCATCTCCTATGATAAAATTTCGATTTCCTGTCAGGATGGATGAACCTGCGTCATTACCTATGAAAATAGAATTATTAACATCAAAAGCAATCTTTCCAGCATTTTTACCGATGATTACATTTCGAGTTCCTTTAATACCTTTTGCGGAATATTGACCTATATTAACATTATTCATAGACGATAAGGAAAAATCTTCATAAACATCTGTATCAAGTGTTCCAAGATTACCTATTTTCGCCATAATTAAAAAATTCTTATTATATAGAAAATGGATAATTTTAACAAGAAAAAAGTAAATCCTAATGAATTCATATCAAGATATAATTCGGTTTATAAGAAATCATTTGTATTTACCGATGATTTAAAGAAAAAGAAATCAGTTTCCGTTAAAACCATAATTAACTCATTTATACCCATTCTTAAAAAAGATTGGATGAAATCGAATAAAAAGTCTATGACGACGAAGAAGAAGGGTGGTAATTTGGTTCCTCCTGCTACGGATACAATAACAAATGCCACTCAACAAGAAAATCAAAATAATTTTTTTAATTATTTCTCTCGTGCTCCTGATTTCACGAGTGTTTATAATAAACAAGATTTATCGATTAATCAAGTTGGGAACAATTTTCCTGAAATATCAAATTATTCACGTTCAAGTTTTTAGAATACTTCCATATTATTTTTTTCATAAGGTTTATATTTCGTATCTTGGAGATAATACAAACCTTTTCCTTTAAATCCATAATTTTCGAGAGTGATAATCATTTTTCTTGAATATTTCATAAATTTATGGATGGTTTCTTGGATGGTTTCAAATGAATTTATATTAAAAACATATTTCAATTTCATCGGTAATATGATATAAATTCCATATAATTCTTTGATGATAGTTGTGCGAAGATTGATGAAAGTTGAGAAATAATCTTTAATATCATATCTATCTGCTAATATGAATATATATATTTTCATAAATTCTTCCATATGTAAAAGAAGTTTGGAATATTTATCTTCATCAAATAATTTTATAAATCTTATATTTAAAACAAGGTCGATTAAATATCTATCTTTTTCCAAATATCTCGATTTAATTTGAATATCTTCATTTATCTTCTTGACTTTATTATTAAAATTTGTTTGAAGATTTTGATTATATTTATCAATTTTAGAGAAGAAATAATAACCGATGATGATGATGATGATAATTGAGATTAAGATGGAAACATTTTTATTGGAGATGAAGAAGAAGATAAGTGCTAAAATGAAGATGGCAAAATAATAATAAATCATTTAAATTGATGCTCCGTCTATAAAATAGATTATAAAAGATAATAAAATTAATATAATTCCTATATAAAACATTCTCTCACCTTTGAATAAAATCTTAATAATCTTCTTCAAATAATTATCATAATTACTCGTATTATCGATGAAATTAGTGAAATCGTTGATGATGTCTATGATAGTTTGGATAGTATTTTTATAAATATCTATGAGTGAGAAATTAAAAAAATCATCTTTATCTATGGTTTCATCTTTTTTAATGAATTTGGGAATTGTAATAATTGAAAATTTGAGATATCTTTTTATTGTAAATGAACATCTAAA